GTTCATCTTACCACGCCACTGGATGATTGCCTTGCCAGTGTCAACCAGCGGCGGCGGGCGCGTGGGGTGTTGGAGCCTGTGGATGAAACGGCGACCCGCACCAAGTACAAGCAGATATTCACTACCAACCGCACGAATAAAGAGCTGGGCATCAATATAGAGTCGCTGGACCGGGCGGCGGCACACGACCGGGTGATGGAGTTGCTGGGGTTATGAACGACAAAGCATCAATCAAGCGTCTTCGCTCAGACATGCAATCCTGTATCGATAGGCAGGGTGGAATGTTAATCGATGCCGCCAAGGAAATCGTGCAACTGCGAGAAGCGCTTGCCAAGGCGCGAAAGGATGCACTGGAGGAAGCGGCAATGCTTTGTGCCGCGTCAAGCGGTAATTCTTTAATCCCAACCGTAACTGTTTATGAACGTGCAGCTCGCGATTTTGCACAGGCCATCCGCGCCTTGAAGGACAAGCAGTGAACCCACGCAAGAAGAGGACGGGCCGATTCGAAGCGCTGAAGCCTGACCTTGTGGGTAGCGGGCGGGGAATGGTCCCCGCCCGTTGTAATCGAAAAGGGGTGGTTTGATGGATGTGATATTTGCCCGTAATGTGAATGATGCTTGGCGGGAAGCTATATATAAGATGGACGAGATAGGCGAGTCCGAGCCTAGCCGTGCGGGCGATGTGCTGGTCAGCCCGTTCCCGGTGGTCACCATATACGCCAACCCGATTGAGCGGGTGCTGTTTGACCCGGTGCGCGATGCCAACCCGATATTTCACTTACACGAGGCGCTGTGGATGATAGCGGGCTACAATGATGCCACATGGCTGGACCAGTTTGTCAGCGACTTTAGCGCCCGGTTCGCCGAGCCAGATGGGCGGCAGCACGGGGCCTATGGTCACAGGTGGCGCAACCATTTCCTGAATGAAGAAACTGGCAGCATGGACCAGTTGAACGAGGTGGTGCACCTATTGCGAGCCAACCCGAAGGACAGGCAAGCTGTCATACAAATGTGGGACCCAACGGTGGACCTCGGCGTTATCGGCCTGAAGGATCGCCCCTGCAATACACAGATTTACCTACGCATCGTAGAGGGGGCACTGGATATGTGCGTCATGTGCCGGTCCAATGATATCGTGTGGGGTTGCTACGGCGCGAACGCGGTGCACTTCAGCCTTTTGCAAGAGTACCTTGCGGCGCGTATCGGCGTGCCTATGGGGCAGCTTACCCAATTCTCCTGGAACTGGCATATGTACGAAAACACTGAGCATCTTGCCACGGTGGAGGGGGCGACTGCATGGCAGGAGATGTATCCCGGTACGATACCACTGGTCACCGATGTGGAGACCATCGACGCCGACATACGTGACTATGTCAAGAACCCAACGTACGCGGTCGAGCATGTCAGCAATACGTTCTTGCGCGATACCGCTTTCCCCATGTTCATGGCCAATGAGTTACGCAAGGTGCGTGACTGGGATACAGCGATTTCGGTTGCCTCCTCGATTAGGGCACCCGACTGGCAGAAAGCAACTGTAGAATGGCTGCGTAGGCGAAGGGATGCTAAGAAATGACCATATACCGCACGATTAAGAAAATACGCGACTGCGATGCCTGCCAAGGCACAGGGCAGGATCCTACGGGTACTTGTCCAGTATGCCAAGGCGCTGGCAAGCTGGACGTGTACGCTCGCGTGAGCCGGGGTGCAGCGGCGCGGGCAGAACAGGCAACCAAGAGCCTCTCGCCACAGGCCCGTAAGATAGCCAAGGAACGGCTACAGGACCACGAAGAGGCATCACAGGCCAAGGTGGCGGGCAAGCCTATCCCCGCGCCCAAGGGCAATAAGGATTTCGTAGAGGAGGAATAAAATGGGTGTAGTGGTTGAGGGGGAACAGAACCAAGATTATCTTGGGGACGGTCTATATGTATCCTACGATGGATACAACTTCTGGCTGCGAGCCGACCGTGGCGAGTTAACGCACGAGGTGGCGCTTGACCCGCATGTCGTCAATGCCTTGCTACAGTATTGGCGTGATTTGGGGGTTATCAAATGACCACAGATTATGTGACCGACTACCTGCGGCACGCTGGTACGGTGTTACGATATCACGCATGGCCGACGATACAGGTGCAGACCATTGGCGAACACTGTTGGCAAGTGGCGCTGATCTATGAGCATATATTCGGCACGCTGTCTTCCCCGGTCGAGAAATTTATACGGATGCACGACGTGACCGAGTTGGTTATGGGTGATATCCCCTTCCCCACCAAGCGAAACAACCCTGACCTCAAAGCCGCGTTCAATGCGGCAGAGGAAAAGGTGCTTGTGCAGCTTGGGGTAGAGATGCCCGTTATTGAGCCAGTGGACGCCATCCGGATAAAGGTGTGTGATTTGCTGGAGATGACTGCCTTTGGCATGATTGACCGCGAGCTTGGCTCAATGCTGGCGGTGCCTATCATATTAAGGACAATGGCGGCGGCAACCGAGCTTGCCAAACAGTTGCCGCGACCCGAATATAGTGCCGTGCTAATGTACACGGTAAAGCTGAATGAGCGGCACGAAGCAGCATTAAACCAAAGGATGAAGAGCGAATGGTAGATTCAACCGACGACATAATAAAGAAACGTACGCCCGTCCACGGGGAGTATACTGAGAATAGCCGGTGTACTTGGGAAATCATGCGGGCCATGATGCAGGAGCGTAACTGGTCGACGCTCGATGACAAACAAAAACATAGCCTGTACATGATAGTGCACAAGATAGCGCGCATCGTAACTGGCGATCCTGATTATGAAGACCATTGGGATGACATCGCCGGCTATGCCAAGCTGGTCGCCGACCGTATACGCAACCCGGTTACACCCTATGACGCTGAAGACATATACTCGGCGCTGGCGCTGGGCTGGGGTTGCGACCGTGACACGGCGCTGGCAAGGGTGCGGGAGCTACAGCAAACCGCCAAGGCCACGGCACCCGCTATTGCGGCCGAGCAGGGGGCCGCTGTAGGGCCACGGCTGGGCGCGGGCAAGCCCATACCACCCGCAACGCCAATGCCCGCCAGCGGCCTCCCACGGCGTCCAGGCGCGGCCAACGATGTTAGCAATACGCCGGAGGACGGTGGCCAGCACGCTACCTTTAGCGAGGAAGAACTGGCGCGGGCCATTCGTGAAGCGAATGAGGACGAGGACAAGACTTTTTGAAATTCAAAAAGCGGAAATTCTATCGGGGGCAGCTTGGCCTTTTCCAACCGGAACAGGACTGGGTACCCTCGACTGAATTGCCCGACTTGCGGGGCCGTCCCCGTGTCGCCATTGACTGTGAAACGTACGACCTCGGTCTCGTTAAAAAGAAAGGACCGGGGTGGGCCTTTGGCTCATCTGGTCAAGGCTATGTGTGCGGTGTCAGTTGGGCCGCAGAAGAGTCCAGCGGCTATGCCGCCTTTGCTCACCCGGAAGGTAACCAGTTTGAACGCGAACAGGTGCGGCGCTGGCTGACCGATCTCGCCAAGCACACCCGCATCATATTCCACAGTGCAGCCTACGACTACGGCTGGCTGACCGCGATGGGGGTAGATTTTACCGGGGCTACGATTGACGACACCCTTGCCGCGTGCGTCTTTGTGGATGAGAACGAATACAGCTACAGCCTGGATAATTGCTGCCATCGCATAGGGCTACCGGGCAAAGACATGCGGGTATTGCGCGACGCTGTTGAAGCGGTCGGTGGCGACCCTAGCAAGGCCCGTGAGGAGATTTGGCAACTGCCGGGGTACTATGCAGGCCCCTACGCAGAAACCGACGCTGTGCAGACGCTACAGCTTTGGCAACAGACCGAACCGGCGCTGCGTACCCAAGAGCTATTGCCAGCATACCAAACCGAAATGGGCCTTGTGCCCATGATTGTTGCCATGCGGCGACGCGGCATCCGGCTCGACCTTGACCGCATCGATCAACTGATAAAGAAGTTTACCCAAGAGCGCAATGTAGCCTTGGCCGAGATCGGCGACCTCTTGGACCTCCGTCGCCCGGCTACGATGACTGA